TGGGTTTGGCAATAGTCTATTTTTGCAAATCCCCCGAATCAAACAACCTATTCCCCTGTTTATTGTATTCCGAGCTATTGGGGTAAATACGGACAAGGACATTTGCGAATTGGTTGTATTAAATGTAAAAGATTTGGTCGCGAAAAAAGAGACAGATAAAATCATCATGGCTCTTAGGGCTTCAATTGTCGAGGCAAGTACTTGCATGACCAAAGAAGATGCGCTGGCTTATATTACCTCCTATGCAATGTATACTCCGATTAATATGGACAAGGATACAGGTCATAGGAAAAAACACGAGTTTACCGTCGATGTATTGGAGACAGACTTGTTTCCCCATTGTCAAACGATGACACAGAAAAAGCATTTCCTCGGATACATGACCAAGAAGTTGCTTTATACTAGTTTTGGCTGGAGGCCAGTGGATGATCGAGACTCTTATTTGAACAAGCGAATTGACCTGAGCGGAGTATTATTGAATAATTTGGTTAGAAATTACATGAATAAATTGGTGAAGGATATGAGCAAGCAGGTCGTGAGGGAGATAAATAATGGTTCCTGGCGAACGACGGATGATTATGAATCTATTATTAATATGACTAATATTTATAAAATTATAAAATCTACTACCATCGAAAATGGTCTTAAACGCGCCCTTGCTACGGGAGATTTCGGAATAAAACAGACCGCTAGTAACAAGGTTGGCGTGGCCCAAGTATTAAATCGACTTACGTATATTGCTAGCCTGAGTCATTTGCGCCGTGTTAATACCCCCATTGATAAGAGCGGTAAACTAATTGCACCGCGAAAACTACACAACTCTTCATGGGGATATCTGTGTCCAGCAGAGACCCCAGAAGGTCATAGTGTGGGGGTTGTTAAAAATCTTAGTTATCTATCTCATATTACTATTCCGTCAAACAGTCAGGCGTTATATGATTATACTGTGCCATTCATATCGGATTTTGACGCAATGTCGCGAGAAGAACTGTATAGCGGTGTAAAAGTATTTGTAAATGGGTGTTGGCTAGGAAATGCGATTGATCCAGTAACATTATATAAGTCCTTAAAAGATAAGAAGCATAAAGGAATTATTAATATATACACGTCCATCACCTTTAATGTTATGGTTAAGGAAATTCGCCTATGTAATGAGGCGGGGAGACTTACGCGTCCAGTATTGTGTGTGAGCCAAAATAAATTAGTGCTTAATAATGGCCATATTAAGCGATTGCGAGAAAATGATATTGTGTGGGACGATTTGCTTACGGATATGAAGGTGGACAAGGCCATTTTGGAATATATCGACCCAGCGGAGCAAAATTTAAGCATGATTGCCATGAAGCCCAGGGATTTGACTCAAGTACATGCCGCCAATATGTTCAATTATACCCATTGCGAAATCCATCCTAGTACGATCTTGGGAGTACCAGGGTCATGTATCCCATTCCCAGAACATAACCAAGCGCCTCGTAACACGTATCAGTGTGCCATGGGCAAGCAAGCCATGGGCGTTTATACCACTAATTATGACGAGCGAATGGACAAAACGGCCTATGTCCTTACATACCCCATGCGCCCCTTGGTTGATACTCGTATTATGAATTTGATTGAACTAAATCGCGTTCCGTCGGGATGTCAAGTGATTGTGGCAATTATGACTCATAGTGGGTATAATCAGGAGGATAGCCTATTGTTTAATGAAGGGTCTATTAAGCGTGGCCTATTTCAGGCAACCATCTTCAATACGATTAAAGACGAGGATAAAAAAATCCATGGAGATGAAGAAATACGTTTTCGACCAGACAAGGCCAAGACCAAAGGGATGACGTCTGCAAATAATGATAAGGTAAATGACAACGGAGTTCTTCCAGAAAACACGCGCATTGTTAATAGGGACATTATTATATCCAAGGTACTTCCTATTAAAGGTGCTCGAAATGACCATACCAAGACCATTAAATATACGGATCAAAGTGTCATGTATCGCACAAACGAAGAGACATATGTTGATAAAAATATGATTGACCGAAACGGCGAAGGGTATAATTTCTGCAAGGTCCGAGTCCGTTCAGTAAGACAGCCTGATATTGGAGACAAGTTTAGTTCTCGTCATGGACAGAAGGGCACGATTGGCAATATCATCCCTGAATGCGATATGCCATTTACCGCCGAGGGATTGAAGCCGGATATTATTATTAATCCGCATGCAATCCCCAGTCGAATGACCATTGCTCAACTTAAAGAAACCTTGCTTGGTAAAGCACTATTATCTCTAGGGTTGTTTGGAGATGGGACAAGTTTCGGGGACCTGGACATCAAAGACATTTGCAAACATCTACAAGATGTGGGATACGAGTCTAATGGAAATCAGATGATGTATAATGGGCTTACAGGTGAAGCATTACAGACATCGATCTTTATTGGTCCCGTCTTCTACCAGAGACTAAAACACATGGTCAAAGACAAGATCCATAGCCGAAGTTATGGTCCTAAGGTCAACCTTACACGCCAACCAGCAGAAGGTCGGCGCCGAGATGGCGGTCATCGGTTTGGCGAAATGGAGCGCGACTGCATGTGTTCCCATGGTGCAAGCATGTTTACAAAGGGCCGCATGATGGACGCATCAGACGCTTTTGGTACATACGTTTGTAGATGTTGTGGGTCAATTGCGGCCTATAACAATCAAAAACATATCCATAAGTGCAATCAATGTGATAATAGGACGGACTTCTCTTATATTGAACTCCCTTATGCTTGTAAATTGCTCTTTCAGGAATTACTAACAATGAATGTTGCGCCACGAATTATGACAGCTTAGACTACATCACCGAAATACATGCACTACTAACTATTACTTTAGAAAAGAATATACTTGGTCGTAAAGTAATATATAATATTTTTTTATACTCACACTATATAACAATGTCTGGATATATATATGATACTAAGCCAAGTAAATTGGGCGGAGGTGTGGCTGGAGGACAACCTAGATTACTAGGAGGAAAATATGGCATGATTGGTAGCAGCGAGCGAAGTAGGTTTAGATTTATTCAGAGAAATATGAGTTCACCCCTAGCTATGCTAGTAAATAAGAAGGTGATTGCGGAAAATTATAAAACGGGCCTGACTCCATTTAGGCAATATACTAATTCTGGAGATCTCACGTTGTCTGTAAATAGTGGTCCACATAGACTACTTCCCCAAACTGGACAAATTAATGGAATTAAAGCGTCCATGTTAAGAGCAAAAGGGGATTCGGTATTAGCGGGACAGGCTGCCTTTAGTGGTAATCCGAAATATGTATATGATTCGTCAGATTATATCAGATTTAAGACCCTAACGGCTACAGTTAAAACATATAATGATAAAAGTTTCGGAGGAGCAAATAATGGTGCATATTCTTTTATTATGCATGTTAGACATTAAGTTTTTTTCTCCTTTTATTACATAATGAATAAGGTACTTGTCGAGTTTATTGGGACTATGTTCTTTTTATATGTAATTATTACAACTGGTAATGGAATTGCTATAGGCGCTGCTCTAGCCATTGCTATTCTAGTGGGTGGACCAATATCTGGTGGTAATTTCAATCCAGCAGTTACAATCATGATGACCTTGGCTGGAAAGCAGCCATCTTCAGATGCCCTGCCATATATAGTAGCCCAGGTAGCAGGTGGGATAGCCGCGTATGAATTAAGTAAGCGTATTAAATATAATTAAATTATAATGTAAATGTCATAATAAATAATATGACATTTATCGTTGTTTGTATAATAGTTTTATAAGTATATAAAATCCCAGCAATCCGATTGTTCCATAATATAATCGGATTGCTGGATCATTGTTACTGTCTGGTGCCAGCTTGTCTGGATTCATATTAGAGAATACTTCTTTACATTTCATATTTGTTATGGGGTTTCTATTATCTTTAAATGAGCATGGAGGTATGTTTTGAATGTCTGCTGTTATCACGTAAGCAGTCTTATCCATTGTTACGTTATCTCCATCAATGGTCTCCATGGTAAGTGATTGGCAGTCGGGATTTGCTCCGATCATAAACGCCTGGAAAATAGTAAGAGGGTTCATTCCAGCCATGTCACTAAGGACACCTGGTACTAAGCCCCGGAATGATTTATACGATTCCCCCGACATGCTGGATACGAAAGGTATCGTGCCGTCAGGAACATTATTTATATAAATAGACCTCGTCACGGTTTCTCCGCTATCAATATCCTTACACTTAGCAGCAGTTGTCATAAAATATTTATCTCCTAGAATTCCTGCAGTAGATGCTTTACCCCCTCCAGCGGAAAGTATCTCGCCATATGATATTAATGCCCCGATATTTGTCGCTATTTTATTACCATCATCACTCATCCCCATTGAGTTAGGGGATTTAATATATTTATAATAAGGATAATCGGGGCCTAGAATTTCCTCCTCCAATCCGTCTAGATCGTTCATTGCTTGTGAAAAAAAGTCACTCATCTTACTATCTATCTATATAATATTATACCGATCCAGGCGGTTCTATATTCCCCGAATCAGCTAGTTCGTCCGTGGTTTGCTGATCAGGGACTGCATCTGTGCCTGATGATGCTATTGCGTCATTTAATCCTTGTATAGCAGTAGTGTTAGTATTTACTTGTGTATTCATGCTATCTAATGTTGTTCTAAACGTGGTTATTTCGTCCAAGCGGTCTTTAAGATATTTTATATTTGAGGCGTTAGTGGTTGCCATAAATACGGGGTCTTGGGATTGATTTGTATCTTGATACGTCGAGGAATCACCTGTGGCACCCTCAATTAATTTATTAAAATATTTAACATAAATACAGTATAGTATAAATGTTCCCATGGATAGTATGAATAGGGATGTTATTTGCAATTTCATTATATATTATCTTATTATATTATACCTATGCTTTTATTTAACACAATGCCATATATCTCTTGGAAAGGTAATACTACTCGGGGAGCTGTTCCTGGCTGGTCTAGGCCTTATACTAATAATATTCCATCGGAGAATCCAGGCGAGGTTTCCTTTGGAAACCCTAGACCAATAAAACATTGGAGAAAACAATTAACACCGCGGGGGATGTCTGGCGAATCTAAAAGCGCCTACAGTATTACTAGTAATATTCCTGGGTCAACTGTGCATATAAATAATGATCAATCGTGCTGCAATGCCGACGGACAAAATGGGGGAGTAGTGCAATTTGATATACCTATAAATAATACGTCCTCGGCCAATAACTATACAGATGGTATTAATAATGTGAAAAAATGTATATCCTGTGACCCCGCTAGTAAAATAATTAGGTCAGGCATGGCAAATAAACATATAAACCCGATTAATATTAATAATAAATTAACGTTTAAAACATATTCGTTCAATCAAAAACAATATTTAGAATCTAAATGCAAAACCTATAACCAAAATTTAACTGGGTCACCAATACCTGGCATTACATATGCTACTCGTTCGGGGTGTTGTGCAGTGCCCACGCCTTATAATGATTCGGATACTGGTCCACAAAATAGAGAAAGTTTAACCTGCTCCACAAACACATGTCATAATAATAAACTACGTATAATAATAAAACCTAATAATCAGCAATATTTTCAGCAAGGTGCAGTATCTTCGTCGTCGCGAATTGATAGACTTAAATATAATACGGTGTCAAGCAACGCCCAGTCGTTTAAAAGCGCGTGGGGCGCGCAAGCGGCAAATGCTGGGAGATATAGAGCAGACGGCAATTCTCCTTATTTTATTAAAAATAAGAATAATGTATGTACTAATAATATTTATCATAGAAAAGGAAATTCCACTATGTGTTCGTAATAGCATTAAAATACTATATTATCGCATATCCATTTTTGGAGTATCTTATTAATAGGATATAGTGTGCTATTTATAGAATCGATGAAGTGTCTATATTCAGACGGAGTCTTTTCCATCAGTCTAAAATTAGATAATATAATATTAAAATGGTCAGTGGTATACGTGGTTACTATTTTTATAAAAACATCGTCTATATTTACTCCAGTATTTGTGGGAGCATCTCCACTAAAGGTATTGGGATGGTCAACGAGATGAATATACATTCGCATGGTTTGCGTTAAATGATCGCCATCTGTTTTGCTATACGTTATGATTAATCTTTCTAGTCCAAGTTTGCTCCTTGTAATTAATAGTTTAAATAATTCTTTTTCATCGCTTGTTCCGTCATTTAAAAAATTATAAAATGAGTGAAAACGTTTAATTACGCTAAATAGATATACCAGATCATTTTTCTTATCCGCATTATAGTTTCTAATAATAGGTTGCGCCCAGCCTGGGCCTTGCACAAATAATAAATTATCTGATATGGTTAATTTACTACCAACCGGGTAATAAGATAATAAGGCTAGTTGTGTAATTGCTTGAAAGGGTTCTAATATCATTTCAAATCGTTCCTTGCTTCTATCAGCCCACATATTTGAATATATAGACTTTAGTCGTTCCATAATACATAGGTATACTTTATACTGTTTATGCTATTTATTTTTGTAATATTGATTGGAGCATTAGTGGATTTTTATGTCAATGATATGAGGGCATAAATGTATTATTATAACCAAATGGAGAGGATAAATGTTTATTATAGGGGAGTTTATTTTTACAACACCATTGTACACACTTATGTATGTGTAGTTTGGTTATCGCACTCAAGACCTCTTCTGTAGATGATTCTATAAGTATCAAGGTTTGATTGATACATTCTAATTGTGCTTGTCCATATATAGCATTTATTTCCTGCAACGCGGTTATATACATATACGGGATTGAACTAGATATAAATCTAGTGGGGATAATATTATCTTTAAAGGCTCGTATTATTTCAGTCATGGAGTGTAATATACGAGTATTATCTTGAAGGCGATAATTTTTGCATATAACATATTTCTCCGAGTTTGCGGTTCTACTAGTATTTGGTTTAAATAGGTATACTTGCTCATAAATACGCGACAAAATATAAAGAATATCTACCGACCCTTCAGTGAATGTATCGAACATTTTTAAAATAAATACTCCTCCTGTCTTTTGGCATGCAATTGCATACGCTACTTGAGCAAACATTAGTTTTAGACTACTTCTTTCTTGATTATTAAAATCTGCCGTAAAGTCAACCCCCCCGTCGCCCGTAACTAAATTGCACGAATTTGAATGTTTATTATGACAGTCCGTTAGATTTGAGTATGCTAGCATATTTCCGTCCATAGTAATGCCTGTTTCTATAGTAACATTTGTATTTTTCTCTAGAAATTCTTGTGATTTACTCCATCCAGGAATGGAAATATCCTTATTATTTAATAAGGTCATCCCTAAATAATTATCGTCCTTATTATCTCTAAGGTATGCAATAGCTTCTATGAATCCACCAGGACCTTCAGCGAAATGATAGGTTTTACATTTATCTTCGGGTAGACTGTCTATTAATCTAAGCGTTCGACATATTTCTATCATCTTATAAAACGACCTCGATAATGGTTTTATTTTACATACGCCGTTTTTGGATTGAGGGATTGATGTATGAATATACTCATAGACATTTGTATACTTCTTATACTTGTCCCATAGATTTGCTTTATTATCGATTTGTCCCTTGGCGTGTTTTAAATAAAAACTTAACGTCTTATTAATACATATATCGCTTCCAGTGGCACTAGCAGTATAAGTTAATATAGTATGTAAATCGGTATCTATTGGTAGTGATGGTAGAGAAAAATAACTCATTTAATGTATATCATATAGAATAATATTTAGGTTCTTTATGATAGG